TCGGGTGCGGGCCGCCGAAGCCAGGCGGCTCTCAGCGCGGCGGTATCGATGCGCTCAAGAATTTCCGCAAGAGCTTCAACAAGCAGCTCGAAGTGTGGAGCGAAAACCCGCTCCAAGACTGGACCAACCACGGCGCTGATGCCTTCCGGCAATTCGGCCAGGTTTGGCGCTCGCCTCGACCGCGCACGGATGCGAAGTCGGGACGTGGCGGCAGCGCCGAACAAAGCTGGAGGACGACGTGAGCGGCGAAGAAAACGTAAACGGCGTCAGTCGGTACGCCACGACGAAAGAAGAATATCTCGAAATTCTCAGTGCGCTGATCGACGAGGCCAACGAAGGACGCCTGTGTTTCTTGGCGTTCGCGCTGCAGCAGCCGGGCACTGATCGGCAGATGGTCGAGCACTTCGGCCCAGCCGACATCACGGAGCTGGCGTGCCGCAGGATCTGTGAGCGTGTTGCGAAAGTCGCGCCGCCCACGGTAGCGACGGCGATCCGCAAGGCCATGAGCGGTGGGAGCGGCGTGCATTGAACGCCGCAGAACAGCTCACGCGCAATCTGATCAACGCCACCGAAATCGGTGAGTGCGAGACGCGGACGCTCACGATCGTGCTTCAGCACGTCGGAGGACATGCCATCGCGTTCGCGCCGGTCGTCGCTGATGCGCTGCAGGAATACATCGAGGACGTGCGTAAGGGCGACGCCGGCGCGAGCCGCTACGAGCGCCACGTCACGAAGAACCGTTGCCGGCTCGACGTGATCGCGAGCGTCACGCCCCAGCCCGAGTCGATCGCCGACGAGGACATTGGCGGCGATGGCATCGACGCGCTGCGCGAACGCCTGCTGAAGCTGCGCCAGATGGCGCGCGGACTGCCGGGCGGTCCAGACGCAGGCGCGTTCGCGGATTTCGCTTACAGCCCCAACGAGCGCGCGAAGGACATCCGCGAGCTCATCAACGAACAGCTGGCCGCGCTCGGTGTGGCCGACGAACCGGAGAATGACGATGCACCAAGATCCGAACGAGACGACGCAGGACACGGCAACGCAGCCGACCTCCTCGGTACAAGATGAACAGGTGATCGCCGCTGGCGATGTCGGCGTGCTTGACACCCTCGGCAACGACGCGCCGACGACGGCCGCGAGCACGATCGAGACGCAGGACACCGACACGGCGGGGATCGAGGCCGAGCTTGCCTCGCACGAGGCCGAAGACGCGCAGCCGCCCAACGATGACGCACCGGCGACGAATTTGCCGGCGCGACCGACGGGCAAGCTGCCGCACTACCGCTGCCACAAGGAAGTCCTCGCGATCGAGATCGCGAGCGTCGAGCCCTGGCGGGACGGCGAGTACATCATCACGCCCAAGGACGACGGCGCAATGCCGTTCGAAGTCGACGCGAACTGGTTCGATCATCACCAGCCCCAGGCTGGCGGGTTCGTCGTGCTGTACGGCGACGACTACATGAGCTTCAGCCCGCGCGGCGCATTCGTCGACGGCTACACGCGCATCGGCACGGTCGAGCAGGTGAGCACCACGCAGAAGGGTCAGGGCGAAGGCGCGGGCTCGACGTAATGGCCGAGTCCGCACCCGACGGCTTCACGCTCGTCGGCTCCAAAGGCGATCTGTCCGTCTACATGACGAACATCGAATTTGAGGGCGGCGAGGGCGCGGAGCCGGCGCTCTACATCCGCAACGAGCATCGTCGCGATCCGCTCACCGGCGGCTGTCCGGTCTACATGGTGCTGCTGCAGGATCTCTGGATTTACCGTCCGGAGGATCGCGACCGCGGACGCAACCATCCGTACGCCGACATGCGTCAGCGCCTGCACAACGGCTGCGAAGCGCTGTACGGGGTCGTGACGCAGCAAGGCGTCTACCGCGTTCACGACGCGATTCTCGACTTCGTCGACGACCTCAAGAACCTCAAGCCGCCGTCCGACGCGATGACCCGCGAGGAATATCGCGCGCGACTCGCGCGGCACGGCGTGACGCTGCGCATCAACGGGGAACAGGTGATTTGACCCAGATTGCCGTTCGCCCACCTGGATCGAGTCACGAACCAGGCGACAGCGAGATCCGGTCGGCCAGCGCCGCTGCGCCGGTGCCCGCGACCGACGCCGCTGCGAATCCACTGGACACTGTGGAAGCGCTCCAGGAGCTGCGTCAGTGCGAGGAGTGGTGGTGCGAGGCGCGCGACATCCATGCGGACAACCGCGTGCAGATGCAGCTCGACCACGACTACTACGACAACCTGCAGTGGTCAGACGAAGAGAAAGCGATCATGTTGGCGCGCGGCCAAGCGCCGCTCGTCTATAACAAGCTCGCGCAGGCCGTCGACTGGATCACCGGCACGGAGCGTCGCACGCGCGTTGATTTCGCTGTCCACGCGCGCTCGGACGCCGGCGTCGACGACGCGCAGAACAAGGCCAAGCTGCTCAAGTACCTGTCGGACGTCAACCGCATCGGTTGGCACCGCAGTCGCGCGTTCAAGGACGCGGTCATCGGCGGCGAGGGCTGGGCCGAACAGAGCCTGCGCGGCGACACCGCGCAAGAGCTCGTGATGGATTCATGGGTGCCGTGGAACGAGATCTGGCGCGATCCGTTCGACAAGAGCATGGACCTCGACGGTTCGCGCTATCTCCATCGGCGCAAGTATCTCGATCTCGACTTCGCGCTCCAGATTTGGCCGGACCGCGAGAACGTGCTTCGCGCTTCCGCGCGCTCGCACGTGATGGCGGACGACGACTGGTTCGAGGAAACCCTCGACCTGCCGCAGTGCTTTCGCCGCTATGACTCGAACGGCTCCGAGCTGGTGCAGCGCCGCTGGTCCTCACAGCTGCCGATCTCCAGCATCACGAGCCGCCTGCGCGTGCCGATCACGGAGACGTGGTTCCGCAAGCCGCGCCGAATGAAGAAGATCTGGGGCCTCGATTGGGCCGGCGTCGAGCACGATCCGAACGACGAGAAGCAGGCTACTGCCGTCAAACAGGGCTACGCCTCGGTGACCGACGCGGTCACGACCGACATCTTCGTGCACATCTGGGTCCCCGGCGGCTCGCTGCAGATGGCCAAGAGCCCGTTCAAGCACGGCTCCTTCCCGTACACGCCGATCTTCGCGAAGCGCCGCAGTCGCGACGGCATGGCGTACGGCGTGATCCGCGGCAACCGAGATGCGCAGGACGACTTCAACAAGCGCAAGAGCAAGACGCAGTGGCTGCTGGCGTCGAATCAGCTTCTGTACGAAGAGGATGCACTCGACGACGACGAATTGCCGAGCATCCGCCAGAACCTAGCGCGCCCTAACGGCGAGGTGAAGCTCCGGCCGGGTGCTCTCTCGCAAGGCAAGATCAAGCTCGAGCGCAACGTGGAGCTCGCCGAGGCGCAAGAGCGCGAGGCCGATCGAGACGCGCAGCACATCCACGACGGCACGGGCGTGAATCGCGAGCTGCTGGGCCAGCAGACGAACGCGACCAGCGGTCGCGCGATCCGCGCCAAGCAGGACGAGGGCGGCGTCACGACGGCCGAGCTTTACGACAACCTGCGTCTCTTCGTGCAGCTGTCCGGCGAGAAGGATCTCGCGAACGCCGAGCAGTTCATGACGCTGCCGATGCAGATTCGCATCGAAGGCGAGAAGGGCTCGCAGCGTCCGACGTTCCTGCCGGTCAACCAGCCCGAAGTCGGGCCCGACGGACAGTGGCGCGTCGCGAACGACATCACGAAGATGGCCGCGGACTTCGTCGTCGACGAGGTCGATTTCCGCGAGAGCATTCGTCAGTCGCAGGCCGAACAGCTGTTCGACATGCTGAAGACGCTGCCGCCGGAGATCCAGATCCAGTTCCTCGATCTCGCTATCGAGATGACGGACATCACGAACCGTCACGAGTGGGCGAAGCGCGCGCGCGCCATCAGCGGGCAGCCCGATCCGGAAACGCAGGACAACCCGGAAGAGGTTGCGCGCCAGCAGCAGGCGGCCGCGCAGAAGTCGCAGGAAGCCGCAGCCGCCAAGGACCAGCAGAACCGCCTCACCGAAGCCAACATCGCGAAGACGAACGCCTCGGCTGCCAAGGACCAGGCTGCTGCCGTGTCGAGCAACGCGAGCGCCAAAGAAAAGAACCTCAACGCCAAGGTGCGTTCGATGGACATCGCGAAGTTTGTGCACGAGCTGTTGCCGCTCGCGCCGTCCGCCGACCGCGTGTACGCGCAAACCACACCCGAGGGGTAACACGTGACCACGCAAGAAACCGCCGGCGCCGTCGCGCGCCAGGACAGCGATCACCTGCACGCGAACGACGTCACGTTGACGGCCGCAGAGCAGGCTGCGCTCGACTCCGGGAAGACACCTACGCCGGAAGAAACCGCAAAGGCCGAGGCCGAAGCAAAGGCGAAAGCGGAGGCCGATGCCACCGCCGCGGCCGAGAAGGAAGCAGCCGACAAGAAGGCTGCTGAAGAAGCTGCCGCTGCCGCCGACCCGGAGGCCGCTGCAAAAGCGAAGGCCGACGCGGATGCCGCGGCAGCGAAGGAAAAAGCGGACGCCGATGCTGCAGCTGCGGCTTCAGCCAGTGCGGCCGAGCACCGCGGCGTGTTCGTGCCGAATGTGGCGAGCGCGTCGCCGAAGGACTTCGATGCCGAGGACAAGCGCATCAACGATGCGCTGATCGAAATCAACCAGAAGAACGCGACCGGCGATATCGACGACGACGAGTGGGAGAAGCAGGAAGCGGCGCTTCGTGCCGAACAGCGCACCCTCGATCGCGAACGCACGCGCTGGGAGACCAAGCAGGAACTCGCCGGCGAAATGGCGTCGCAGGCGTGGACGACCAACCGCGATCTCTTCTTGCGTCAGCCCGAGAACGCGTTCATTGCGCGCGACAAGGGCACCGTCGCCGCGTGGGCCTCCATGATGCAGGTCGCGGTCGACGAAGCACACGCGGCCGGCACGCCGCTCACTTCGGACTGGGACATCCTCAGCGCCGGCGCTGAGAAGATGCGCGGGCTGATGGGCATTGCCGCGAATGGCGCGCCGGTCGTCGCCGCGCCGGTGAAACCAGCCGAAGGCGCCAAGCCGCCGATCCGAGACCCGAAGCTCGACACCGTGCCCAACACGCTCGGCGCCGCGCCGGCCGCGGCAAATCTCGCGGCGAAAACCACGGCCGAAGAGTTGGCCGGATCGCACATCCAAGACATCGAGGCGCACCTCGCGCGGTTGCCGGAAGGCGAACGCGACAAGCTGCTGAGCAGCGTCCCGGGAGCCTTCCAGGAATAGTTGATGGCCCTCAACGTCGATCTCGACCCGGGCGATATCGTCATCGTCCCGCCGGACAGCGGCGCGCACATCCGCGTGCTCGAGAAAACAGGTCGACGCACGAAACTCGCTATCGAAAGCGCGAAGCCCGTTCGAGTGCTCCGCGCGAAAGACACGCCCGCGAAAACACCGGACGTGCAAAGACCAGTCCCGATGTCGGCCAAGTCCGACGCGCGACCGCGGTAAATCCCTCCGCGCGCATAAGTGCGCGGCTCTCCATTAGGCGCAGAAGTGCCGGACTTGAGGATCCCTCAATATGGCTACTGTCATCGGTCTGAACGACCCGAAGGCGCGCAAACTCTGGAGCGCCGATCTCTTCGTCGCGGTCTCCCGCGAGAGCTACTTCCAGCGCAAGTACATGGGCGCTGGCAACGAAACGACCTTGCCGGTGATGCTGATCACCGACCTCGAACGCGAGGCCGGCGATCAGGTCGTCTACGACCTCAGCATGCAGCTGTCGGGCGACACCATCGAAGGTGATCGCAAGGCGGAAGGCTACGGCGCGCAGCTGCGCTTCGGCCAGGACAAGGTCTACATCGATCAGGCGCGCTATCCGGTCAGCTGCGGCGGCCGCATGACGCGCAAGCGCACGGTGCACGACCTGCGTTCCGTCGGACGCAACCGCCTGAAGGAGTACTTCGGCCGCTGGTTCGACGAGAACATTTTCGTCTACGCCTCCGGCGCGCGCGGCGTCAACAACGACTACAACCTCCCGATCAACTGGGCAGGCCGCGCCAACAACCCGCTGGTCGCTCCGGACAGCGATCACATCATCTACGGCGACGGCAACAGCAAGGCGACGTTGACGTCGGCGGGCATCATGTCCCGCGCGCTGATCGAGAAGTGCAACACGAAAGCGGGTTCGATGGGCGGCGGCTCGACCGACGTTCCCGAACTGCAGCCGACGCGCATCGCCGGCAACAACTGCTACGTGCTCTGCATGTCGCTGTTCCAGGCCTACCAGCTCAAGACGAGCACGGAAGCCGGCGGATGGCTGGACGTCCAGAAGGCCGCGGCGGCGCACGAAGGTGCGGCGAACCCGATCTTCAAGGACGCGCTCGGCATGATCGGTGACACGATCCTGCACAAACACAAGGCGGTCGTCCGCTTCAACGACTACGGCGCCGGTGCAAACCTCGCCGCGGCGCGTGCGCTGTTCATGGGACGCCAGGCGATCGCAGTCGCCTACGGCTCGCCCGGCGACGGCATGCGCATGTCCTGGTCCGAGAAGGAACTGGACCACGGCAACGACATCGAGATCTGCGCGGGCATGGTCGTCGGCATCAAGCGCACGACCTTCACCGTCGACGGCACGGCGCACGACTTCTCGATGCTCGCGGTCGACACGTACGCGCCGGACCCGAACGCTTAATCGGCCTCCGAACCGCCCTAGAGCTGCGCCTGCGATCTTCCACCGGCGCAGCCGCGGGCGAACCCCTAACCTGTAAGAGGAACCGCAACAATGGCCGATATCAAGGTCACCAACTACGACCGCATGGCGGTCGCGGATCGGGGCTCCGAGGTCCTTTGCCCCCGCAAATCCTGGCCGGCAACGATCCAGGCCAACGGCGACAAGATCCACGTCGGCTATCTGCCCGCGGGTCACCGGCTCGACAAGGGCCTGTCCGCGGTCACCGCCGACGGCGCCACCGGCGCGTTCACGTACTCGCTGATCATCGTCAAGGACGACGGCTCGCTGGTGACGCTCATCAGTGCGCAGGCAGTCGTGGCGGCAACGTACACGCGCACGGCACTCGGCATCACCGACGCGAACCTCGAAGCGCTCGGCGTCTCGGATCTCAACCGCGACGTCTATCTGCTGCTTTCGACGGCACCGACGGTTGCGGGCGGCAACGTCCACGTCGATCTGCAGTACCGCGCAGCGGGCTGATATCCCAGCGCTACCTGGGGACCCTTGAGCGCCGGCATCCCGCCGGCGCTCCTTTTCCGGAGGCATCATGTCTGCAGCAGACGTCAAGCTCTGGGTGTCGACGCCGTTCAAGCGCCCGAAGGCGCCCGTCGCGATCCCGAACGAAAACGGCTCGGTCACGGAGTATTTCTTCCTGCCGTGCGATCCGACCAACCCGAATTCCGAACACGTCGCGCTCGTCAAGAACAACGCGCACTTGAGCCGTTTGCTCTCGATCGACGGCGGAAAGGCGTACCGCATCGCCGACTATCAGGGCGAGAATGGCTCTGGTGCCGAAGTGCGGCCACTGCCGGAGACGTCGACGATCGTCGCGCCGGCGGCAGCCGCCGCGCCGCAGATCAGCGCTGCCGCGGCGGACGCCGCCGTGCAAGCCGCTGCTGCCATGCCAGGACCTGTAGAGCAGCCGCTCGAAGGCACCGGCCCGCGACCGAACGAACCGCAGGTGCCGACGCGCAACCAGCGCGACACGGAAGCATCCGAGCTGCTGGCCATGCCGCTGAAGGACTTCAAAGCGGAACTGCCGAAGCGCTCGATGCTGGTCGCCGCCGCGGCGCTGCTGCTCGAGGAAAACAAGTCCGAAGCGGACAAGCGCCCGACGTACCTGAAGGCACTCAATGAACGCCTCAAGAAGGCGTAATCGGAACCGACGATGGCGAACCGCCGAGAGATCCGCGACCAGGCACGCGAGTGGCTGGCCGACACCATCGCGCACAACGATGGCGACTATCTCTACTCGACGCGGAGCCTGAACCGGTTCATCAACGAGGCGCAGCGCGAAGCCGCGCTGCGCGCGCGCCTGATCGTCGACTCGAAAACAGCGTTGCTGTGCACGATCGCGGTGGTCGCGAACCAAGCCGAATACGCGCTCGACCCAAGCATCATCGTCGCGCGGCGCATCGAGTTCGCCTCATCTGTCGGCATCAGCCAGAAGTGGCCGCTGCACCGCACGAACTACGACACGCTCGATCGCTACCGCCGTGACTGGCGGAACGCGACGAGCCAGCGGCCGGAGTTCGTGATCCAAGACCTTGACGAGCGAAAGCTCGTGATCGTGCCCACGCCGACCATCGTCGCGACGCTGAACCTCACGGTCTGGCGCTACCCACTCGACGTCGAAAAGATGGACGCGGACGGCGACGAACCGGTCGCTGCGATCCCGGAACACCAGCATCTCTTCCTCGCGCATTGGGCGTGTCATCGCGCGCAGCTGACGAAAGACGCCGAGACCGGCGACCCAACGCCGTCGATCAATCACCTCCAGGCGTTCGAAGAAGCATTCGGCAAGCGTCCTTCGTTGAAGGAACTGCGCAATCTGGCGATGGATCCTGCTGGCGAATCCCGGTCCTATTTTTTCTGAGGCGCGACGATGGCCCGCGAGTTCGCTGAGTACAGCCCAGAGGTGCCGCTCAACACCACGTGGGAGGAGCAGATGCTCTTCCTGCAGGAGAACGGCGAACCTGTCGATCTGAGCGGCTACACGATCGCGCATGCGCAGCTGCGCCTTGAAAAGCTGGTCGTCACCGATGCCACGAACGGTGTGCCGACGACGCAGCCGATACTCGAACTCACGACCGAGGACGCGTATCCGTCGCCGCCGGCATGGCCCGTTGCCGAAGCAATCACACTCGGTGGAACGGCGGGCACGATAGATACAAAGGTCAACGTCGCCGACCTTCGTCTCGCGAGTCCGACGAACGCGAAGGTGAAGCCGTACTGGCAACTCGTGCTCGTCGGCGAAGACGACTACCGAATTCCAATCGTCGAGGGGCGTCCAACACTGCTCCCTGGCGTGACCATCTTCCCATCCGTATGACCGCCAAGATGCGCGTTGGCCGCGGCGATCTCGCGCGGCTCGCTTTCGAGTTCAAGGATCGCGTCAATCCAAAAATGGACTATCTGGAAGGGCGCGAGCTCGAATTAGGCCAGACCGTTCGTATGTCTATGATTGCGAAGGTCGTGGAGACGGCGTCTGGTGGCCTAATTTTCGGCAGCTTCGAAGGAGACGTTGCGCATGAGTGATGAGCGCATCGTCGTCGACAAGAAGCAGACCACGATCAACATCGCATCGCCGCAACGCAAAGTGTTCGTGCTGTCGAACGAAGTCGTGGCCGAGATTCAGAAGCATCGGCCAACGCTCGTCACCCAGAAGAGTGGCGCGCTGCAAGTCCAGGACCGCCGACCAAAGATAGATGTCGGCGGAACTGGGCTACAAGGGCGACCAGGACAGGATGGCGACAAGACATTCCGTCATCAGCGAGCGATTCCAAGCGATGTGTGGATCGTCGTCCACGGCTTGAACAAATATCCCTCGGTCACCGTTGCGACAAGCGCGGGCGACTTGGTTATGGGGTCCGTGCGGTACGACTCACTCGATCAGTGCACGTTGATGTTTTCCGCCGCTTTCTCCGGGCAAGCCTTCTTCAACTAGAGATCGGACATGGCAACGGCCGTACTCGTCCAGCTCGACCTCGGACACCTGGAGCTGCTGAATCTGCGTTTGCAGATGCTCCCGTCGGACCCTTCCAGTCCCGCAGAGGCGTGGATCTATTGGAACTCGGCAGCGCATGAGATTCGCGTCTACAACGGTACGTCATGGATCGCGCTCGGGAGTGGCGCTGGATCCGTGCTTACCGTTACGGCCGCAGACGGCACGATCATCGTCGACAACACCGACCCGGCAAATCCAACTGTCGCGGCGGGCACGTTCGATCACACGCATGTGTCCGACTTCGATACGCAGGTTCGCACCAGCCGACTCGATCAGATGGCGGCGCCGGCGGCTGACGTATCGATCAATAGTCACAAACTTACGAACGTCGCGGATCCGACGAGCGCACAGGACGCTGCGACCAAGGCCTACGTTGACGCGCTGTCGCAGGGCCTGGACTTCAAGGCCTCCGTACGCGTCATCGTCACCACGAATGGAACTCTTGCTACAGCCTACGCAAATGGTCAAAGCGCCGGCGGTGTGACTCTAGCCACCGGCGACCGTATCGCGCTCGCCGGACAGACATCCGGAAGCGAAAACGGCTTCTACAACGTAAACGCATCCGGCGCGCCGACACGCTCATCCGATGCCGACGCGGCCGGCGAAATAAGCAAGGGAACGATCGTCTACGTTGAGTCCGGCACGAATGCTGGTCAGCTTTGGGTTTGCAGCGCGACTAGCGCAACGCCTTGGGTGCCGAACTCGTCGACATCGACGTGGGTGCAATTCACAGGCGCCGCGGACATCACGGCGACCGCGCCAATCACGAAGACCGGAAACGCGATAGGGATCGCGCTCGGCAACGGCGTCACAACGAGCGGCGGAAATCTAGTCGTCGATCCATCCGTCGTGGTGCGGAAATTCGCCGCCGACATTGGTGACGGATTAGCCACTTCGATCACGGTCACCCACAATCTTGGCACGAAGGACATCACTTGGTCGGTACGTCAGAATTCGGATGACGCCGCGGTGCTGTGCGATGTCGTCGCGTTGAGCACGACCCAAGCGACATTCGGGTTCGCGATCGCACCGGCGAACGCTGCCCTTCGCGTGGTAGTTCATGGCTGATGAAGAATCTCGCCGGCCTTGACGAAACCGCCGCATTGACGCTGAGCGGCCAGATCGAGGTGACGCTAGGAGGCACGCGCCAGGACAACTACGCGCCCGCCGGCATCTCAGGCGCAACATCGATCCTGTTCCTACTGTCTGCGGACGCGACCGTTACAGGGATCGCGCTTGGCGGCGTGCCGCGCGCTGTCACGCTGGTGAATCGCGCGATCAACAGCAACACGCTGACATTGAAGGCGCGCGACTCGAACTCGCTGGCCACGAACTGGTTCGGCATCGCCGCCGATCTCGTGCTGCGACCTGGCGAAGCGGCAATCTTCGTCTGGGCTGGTGCGGGAGCGAGCGACAACCCTGGACTGCGGTGCGTCGGCGTGTATCAGGACAACGGCAGCCGCTACGACGCAGCAGGCGCCGCCGCAGCGGCGCTCGCGGCAGCGCTAGCCGCTGACATCACATATACCGACGTCGGGATCGTGATCACTGGCGGCGCGATCGGCGGTGTCGCGCTGAACACCACCGTCGCGCAGGAATCGCGCGGAATATCGCCGGCCGCATACGCGTATCCCACAGGGGGCGCCACGTGGCTGCTTTGGGTCTACCCAACCCCGGCTAGCGGCACTTTCACGCTCGATGTGCGCAAGCGTGCGTTCGGCAATCAGGCGCCAGCGATTGGAGACAGCGTTTGCGCCGCGGCGAATCCATCGCTCGCAGGCAACGCTACGGATTTCACGGCGAGCGGATCGCTCTCCACTTGGACAGGCAGCCCACTGGCGAAAACCAACATGCTCACCGTCGTGCCGACCGTCAACACAGCCGGCGTCCAGTGGTACGCACTGTTCATTCCGGCGCGGCGCTCGTTATGACGACAGCAACCACGAACACGGTCATCGATCAAACAACCGATGCCGGTTTTCGCACCTGGGTCGCGGAATTCATCGCGCAGTGCGTCGCTATCGGTTTGACGCAGACGGCCGACACCGGCCAGATCAACACGACGACTGTCGTGCGCGCCTCAGCGAACTCGGATGCGGGCTACGCGATCTTCCGATTCAACGACACACTGCAGGCGACCGTTCCCGCATTCGTCAAATTATTGTTCGGATCGG